CAAAGTAGCTAGTTTATCATTTGCATCTTTAGCCTCTGAGCTAATGCCAAAAGCACCAGCTACACCTTTAATGCCAGCCTCAATGCGTCCACCATAAGCCTGTTGTAATAGTGGTGCTGCTCTCATAGCAACAGAAGACATATTGTCAGCTTTGTTGGCTTCGTCTTTAGCTTTGTTAAGAATATCAAACTCTTTCTTCTGGGCATAAGAGAATTGCTCTGGCTTATTAGCTTCTGTTGCTTTACGCAAATCAAGCATTTGCTGTTGAATACTTGCTGCTAATGCTTTACCTTGTGCTGATTGCTCAAGACCTTGTGCTTGCAAAATACGCATTTGCTCTTGATTAGCCTTAGTAGATTCTCTCATGGCATCAAGACTTGCCTGAGATTGACTAAACTGCTGGCTTCTGCCAATAGCATCAGATATTTCTTTTACTCGTGTATCAGCTTTATCAGGGTCAATCAGCCCTTTACTAAAGCTAGTTGCATATTGAGTAGCAAGTTTTTTAAGATGTTTAGGGACTGTTGGGTCAGATGTAAACTGCAAGAAAGGATTATCTTCTTGACCACCAGCACCAAGAAACCCTGCTTTACGCAAGTCAGGAACAAGTTTAGCCATTTGCGACAATGAGGCTATTGGGTCAGATGACAACATAGCCAAGGCTTGTAGCTTGTTAGGGTCAATAGTGCGTGTAGTCTGAGCAGGTCTTACAGCCATGTCAGGCATTAAATTACCTTCATCGTCACGAGCAGGGAATTGACTTGGTACGCCATCGTAAGTAACTTGTTCTGGCGTAGTTGTAGTGGTAAAGATTTGTGGTGCAAGTAAGCGCATTTGTTTTTCTTGCTCACGCTTTGCTTCATCTTCTTTACGCTTACGCAATAATTCTTGCAGTTGGAAGTTTTGTAACTGGCTTTGCATCGCCTCGTTCATCCCGCCCTTATAGGCTTTCTGACCAAGTTGTAAGCCTTCAGCAATAGATTGACCTGTTTTGCCACCTGCAAACAATCTACCAGCTAGTGCGTAGAGGGCTTGCGCTTGTGCGTCATCACGATTACTTTGAATGTCAGCAGGAGACATACCCAACAGACCCATTGTGTCTGCACCGCCCGTACCAAAAATGTCTAATAGTCCAGCCATATTATTCCTTAAGGCCCCATGAACATACTAGGGTCAGGGTTTGTGTAACCAAATGAAGGTGCAGAGCCAAAACTAGATAACCAGTTACCGATGTTTGGAGAACCTAGATTCTTATACAATCCACCGCCAACAGCAGCAATACCTAATAGGTTTTGCAATGTAGATGTATCAGCAGAACCGCTTTGTGTAGATTGGCCAACTCGTCCTAGTGGGTTGCCATATACCAACGATAGATAGTTCTGTAAGTTCTGTTGTGGTTGGTTTTGCAAGAAGTTGAACTTTTGAATATCTGCTTGCTGTTGTGCGCCCGTATAACCCTCACGAGCCTGACCAGCAGCCAACATATTCTGAATATCTTGGTAGTCAGCTTGAGCCATCTGTGGAGCAGCCATCGTAGCCTGTTGCTGTCTTGCTCGTTCATCAGCGTAGTTCTGATAAGCCAAAGTTCCAGCCGTGTTAGCCAATTGCTGACCAAACTGACCTGCTGCCCTGTCCTGAAGTTGACCCATCGTGCCAGAGCCATAACGACCAGCAAGACTAGCCTTAGAGCCAATGTCGCCTAAAGTCTGCTTAAACTGCATCTCAGCAGCCCTAGCAGCAGGTTGGAACGCACCCTGAAAGAATGGATTGCCACCCAAGAATCCACCAGAAACTGTGTTCTGTAGCTGATTCTGAGCAGACTGAAGGAGAGGATTACCCATAGAAGCACGAGCCTCTAAAGCCTGTAAACCAGTTTGAGTGGTAGCTGAAGGGCTTACATAGGTCTGGCCACCATAGTACGCAGGGCCACCGCCCTGATACATCTGCTGTGCTTGCTGTAACCCATAACCCAGATAAGGTTGGATTGTTGGGTCAATTGTGGATTTTGTTTCAGTTACCATCTTTTACTCCTAAAAGTTCGGATTCCAAGATGGGTCATCCACGGAATCAATTATACATAAAAATTGAAAATCAACCAATAATTGCATATCTATACTTCTTATTAGCCGTTGAATTAGCAAAGTGGGTTATCGTAGCCGTACCCTGTCCTTGGGAACTGGCGTAGATGTTTGTTGATGCAGCGAGTGACACCAAGTTAACAGTCGCTATGACTGAAGGCGTAGCTGGTCTTGTTGGGCTTGTTCCAGCAGCATAATGCTCGATTACAACACCAGTATCTGACGCTCTCCACATTAACTGAACATAGTCATTAGCCGCCAACTCTACAAAGAAGTTCATTGCCCCAATTAAGTGATATGGGTCACCAGCTGCTTTTCTCTGCGCTAAACCAAACCTACTGTTGGAGGCAGTTATATCTGTTCCATTCTTTCTAAACCAAATATCTGCATCTTGTGAGTCATTAGTAGTATTTTTTAACTGAATACTAAACTGTATGTTATACAACCCTGCCACTTTTACATTTAACCTAGAACTGTTTGATAAAGTAACCCCATTAGAGTAATCGGTTGTATCAAAGGTAATAGGGTAGGCAGTCGTTGTATTAGCTACAGTCTGGTCTGTTCCGTCTTGAAAAGCCCCATAAGGCGCAGAATCAGCAAAAGCAGCAGCAGAGGCAGGGACAAATAAGACAACGCTGTCTGGGCCAATCCTTCTGTCTGTCAAAGTGGTAGTAACAGCACCACCAGTTGCCAGAGTCAAAGTCCCTGTGTTGTTAGTTTTGCCATCCATGATTCCACGGACAACCTCAGAAACCTCACGCTGGTCACCACCAAAAGGAGGAAGACTTTTAAACATTAGCGAGAGCCTCCACCAACAATGTCCACATCAATGCCTACTGCTGTCTTCCAATTAGCACCCGTAGGAACTAACTGAAAACGATGGTATCTACCCCTAGAACGTAGGGGTACTCTGTTCTCTGTTGTGGCAGCTAACGCAGTCGAATAGCTAACAGCCTCATCCAAACGAGTCCTAGACGCTACAGCAACAGTTGCAGAGCCATTATCTACCTGCGGTCTAGCAAGGTTAACCAACGAGTTCATGCCTGTATCAATATCGCCAGTAGCAATAAGACCAGTTAAGCTAGAGCCGTTATAAGTAATGACCTTAGTCGCCAATGTTCCACCAAGGAAATACTTACCGCCAACATACAAAACAGAGTCTAACGATACTGGCAAAGCATCAATGCTTGCAGAGATACTATCTAAAGACTCAAGCGACACAGACGCAGTAGAAGCATCAGAGATGAAGTCAGAACCCGCATCTCCGTATGTCCACTTACCTGTTGCGTAGTTGTAAATTATCAGCTTACGAGTTGCATCTGTGGCTCTGTAGTTCCACATGATAAGTTTGCGGATAGAGTCAGCAGCAGCAGACATATTGGCAAAGTCTGTCTCATCAGCGTTAGTAAAGAAGTATCTATCTACCTTCTCGTCACCAATAGCCTTGATAGTCTGACCATCACACATATAAAAGCCATCTTCAGCCAAGAAGAACGATAAGCCCATAACCTGTGCAATAGAGCCACCAGCAATACATCCCTTACCACGAGAGATATTGTCAAACTGGAAAATAAAAGGTGTGCCAACGTAAGTCATACGATGGATAGCCTTCTCTAAGAAAACCAATCCAAACTCACCACCTCGGATACCAGTAATGTGGCCACCATCAGGAATATCCTGATAATCAGCCTGTGTGTTTACGTCTTCAGTCCAATCAGTCTCGTTAGCCAATGCTGACCAACGAACACGATATGGATAGTTAACACTACTCTCGTTTGTGTAAGCGCACACAACAAAGTCACGGACAACAGTAATGTACTTAGCTATCGGTGCAGTTGCAGACAAGTCAGCAAATTGGGTTGAAGTACCCATCACATAAGACTGTAATTTATTGCTGAAGTTTGTACCGATTACATTGTTTCCGTAAACAGTAAATCTAAAACGATTATCAGATGTTGTTGTGTAGCCACCTGTCTTAGATACATCAGTTAAAACACCAACTGATGAGACTGAGAAAATCTTAGAGTTTCCTGAAGCAAATAGTTTGGTAGAGCCATCAGTAGGACTCTTACCAGCAATTAAAGCGTTAAGATTCTCGGATGCAGCCTGAGAAAACAAAGCAGCAGAGGGAAGTGGGCCGTAACCAACAGCCTGAGAGACAACATTCTTAGCGTCTGTCAATGCGCCAACTACGCCAGCTTGGTCAGGCAACCATTCGCCAAAATTTATCCGTTGGGTAGCCATGTGTTACTTCCTTGTGTTTGTGTAGTCCAAGTATTATCCTGACTTGGTACTGGTGTCCATTCATTTGACTCTGGGCTTACAGTTGTCCAGTTATTACTTCCAACTGATGATAGCGTCCATGTATTAGCTTCTGGAGCAACATCACCCCACTCCTCACCATAAATGTAACCAACTACATTTGTAGTAGCAATCCCATTAACAGAAACATATGCGTTTGTGACATACATTCCATACGCATCAACATAAGCATAAGCACGAGCAACCGCACCTCCTGCACCTACATAAATAGCAGATGCAGATGTAGTCGCTGTTCCATTGACGCTAGAGCCAGCTACCCTGACCCTAATCCCTGCACTAGACGTAGTTCCAGTAGCGTTAACAGAAGAATCGCCTAGCCTTACCCTTATGGCATTAGAGTCGGTAGAAGCATTTGCATTAACACTTGCAGACGTTGACCTAATCCTGAACGCATCTGCGCTAGTAGTCGCTAGAGCATTTACAGATGCCGCACCATCAGTCGCCAATACATCGCCAACAGCATATTGGTATTCCCAATAGCCGTATAGAACGTACTGGTCTGAGTATGCTGACATGATTAACCTTTAAGCGTCAGTCGCACCTTCAAACTCAGGCTTTTGCTTGATGATTGCATACAAAGCAGCTCGGTCTGCACCCGCCACATAGTCATCACCTGCAATCTGAACCTTACCTGCGCTTAATGGTTGTTTACCAGAATCACGGGCTTCTTTAGATGCGTAGCCGTAAAAGGTCACTTCTGTTCCCTTGCCTTTGAAGTCTTCTTGGACAGCACCGATGTTCCAATAACAAGCAAGAACTTCTGCGCCAAAATCTGTTGGGACGGGTTTAATTAAAGCCATAGTGGTTACTCTTTCTTAAATTTTCGGTTGCAGTTAAAACTTGTAAATTCCACGGCACATGAAGACCTGATGCAATTTTAGCCTTTAAAGGAATAATGTGGTCAACGTGGTGCTTTATTCCTGTTTGTGTTTCTAATGCTGTAGCCACTTCGTAATACTCAGCAATTTGAGCTTTATGAATAGCGGTCAACCAGTCTGGGGTTGCATTAACTTCAGAAGCCCGTCTTCTTGCACGTTTTGCTTTTGCAATACCAGCATTGTTCTTAAACCATTCTTTACCTTGCAAACGCCTTTTTTCAGCGTACTCAGGAATGGCATACATTTTCTGACTGTATTCTTTGAGAATCTCTAATTGTTTTAGACGATATTCTTCATCAGAATTCCATTTTTCAACACGTTTTTTCTTAAATTGTTCGTATTTATCTGGGTTTTCAATACGATTCTTTTTAAAATTAAAATTTCTTTTTTCAACTGCTTCAGGATATTTTCCCCAATAACGCAACATATAAAGCCGATGGCACTCAACGCAACGACCAGTATTGGTATTGCGTTCTACAGTATGTCCATTCTTGCAAGGCACATTGGTAAAGTATCTATCCTTACCTTCTGCCTTTGCTTTGGCTCTAATGTCGCATTTCATGTTAGCAATCTTCAGCACCTTCGTATTGCGTAAATGTTTTTAAAACATTGTACATGGCTGGAATTAAATCACCTTCAAGTGATTCCATCCCAATGTAATGAGCCTGTTGTTGGATAGAAGGCCATCCCGCTTTACGAGCTTCCTCTGTTGCGTGGATTTCCACTTGAACTTGGATTTGGTCTTTAGTACCAAAGAAGTTAGTGATACGGGCATAAGCCTGAGTTTCAGACTGTCCGTTTGTGTTGTTAATTGCTGTGATTTTTAAAGCCACGATTTCTCCTTAGTAGGTCATTTCTGTTGTGCGAATCTGTGCGACAGTTCGGATTGTAGTTGCCGCTTGCCCTGTGAATGTAACTGCCAACCCGCCATTGGTAGTGTCTGCTGTTACTGCTATCACCCAAGTGGATGCCCCTGCATCTGCGTAACTTGATGTGACTGTCGGTGTTCCTACTAGGGCTGTACTGGCGGCATTAGCACCACGCTTAATGACACCCTCAATAGTCCATCCTTTTGTGTTTCCACCGCCTGTTACACCTGCTACTACTTCTCCTGTAAAGAAATATGCGCTGTTGTTTGGCAAAATTACTTGGTTGGTTGTAGATGCGGCATTAGGGTCTGAACGTAAAACTGTTGCAGTTGCATCTGTTGTTTGAACAGCAAGAATAAGTAAAGCGGCTTGAGCCGCACCTGTGGTTGACCCAAGAGGCTCGTAACAAGCAGGAAAAGCATGATAACCAGTAAGTCCTCTGGTTGTCCCTCGCCTTCCACCCATGATTGCAGAAGTTAATCCACTACCAGTATGGTTATCACCACCACCAATAAACGCATCAAAACCTGATGCATTATTAGATGTACCTCCAACAACAACAGACAAAGTGCCACCAGCAGTATTATTCCAACCACCACCAACAAAAGATGTGATGCCACTTGCAGTATTGCTAAATGTATTAGCACCATCAGTACCACCACCTGCAACAGTAGAGCCTACGCCAGATGCTACATTCTTTTTTCCACCACCGACAAAACTCCAATCACCAGAAGCCACATTCCTGTTACCAGCCGTTCCCGCATCACCACCACCGCCAATAAAGGAATATGAACCAGTAGCGGTGTTGTTTCCTCCTCCTACTACGATTCCGTGAGGAGTAAAAAAGGACAGGGTTGATGTGGATGAGCCGCTTGCGGCTTGAGATAGGGTTAGGCTTGTTCCTGAGATTGCGGCAACGTAAGTTCCACCACTAATGCTTGTGCCGCTAATATACTGACCAACTTTAATAGAAGCATTTGAACTAGACAGCGTAACTGCTGCTGTTCCATTCATTGTTCCAGATTGTGTGGTTACAGTAGAAGCAGATGTTGCGCTATTAGATTGACCACCACCAATAAAGTTAAAATAACCAGCAGAAGTATTAACCCATCCACCAACTAATACAGCAAATTGTCCTGAACCAGTGGAATTACTTTGCCCACCACCTAAAAAACCAATATAAGAACCATTATTGTTGGTATACCCACCAACAGAAGAAGCCCAAGGTTGACTAACTGTATTGTAATTACCACCACTTAATGTAGCACCAGTTCCGCTAACTACTTGTGATGCACTAGAACGTACAGTCTGCCAATCCACCGCATTAGCACCCCTAGCATTACCACCTGTAGCTGTGGAATCTGTTTGTTGAGCCTGTAGCGCACCAGTACCTTTTGGTTGGAGGACTAGGGGGATGTTTGTGTCTGTGCCAACGGCTAATACTTGAACAGCGTTTCCAGTAGCCGACCCCGTAACCTGTAAATAATTAACAGTAGAGGCTGTGTGGGCTATCCTAAACTGTTGGGCAAAACTAAACCCATTTGTATAAAAGTCATGCGCTCCTGTGCCTTTTGCTGAGTAAGCAAAACTAATATTTGTATCTGAACCTCCCGTAATAAAATAAGGTCTGTTACCAGTAGTATTGCCCGTTACTTGTACATAGTTAACAGCAGAGGCTGTGTGGGCTACGTTGAACTGAAGTTGATTAGCTAAGTTTGTGTATATACCAACAGCCTCTGAACCCTTAGAAGTAATATTAAACCGAACATTTGTATCAGAACCGTTAACAGATAATACTGGCCCAAGACCTGTTTGTCTTCCAGAAGCATCAATGTAGTTTACTGCTGTGCCTGTTAGGAATGCCTCAGATACTCTAAACCCAAGTCCTCCCCCTGTATTAAATCTAACAGCACCAGTACCCTTGGTAGTCAGGTTTAGGTCTATGTTTGTGTCTGAGCCAGCAACAGAATGAATAGGGCCAGAGCCTGTAGCAGAACCTGTTAGTTGATGGTAATTGACTGCTGATGCGGTGTGGTTAAAATTAACTTGTGTTTGTGCGCCATTGTTTGTTTGAAATGTTATCGTTCCAGCGTTTTTGCTTTGAAAATAAAGATTTCCATTGGTTGCAGAACCTCCAAAACCAAAATATGCCGTACTAAATGATGAGCCTTGTACTGTTGCATAGGCATTTGGAGATGCTCCAGCCGTAAGTACACGCAAAGATTCACTACCAGCCACACCACCTAAAGAAGTCTGCCCCGTAGCAGTAAGCGTCGTAAACGTACCAGCCGCAGGGGTTGTTGCTCCAACTGTTGTGCCGTTGATTGTGCCGCCCGTGATGTCGGCAGAAGTCTTCTCTACCTTATCCGTATTCAGATTGGTAAAGTTAGTGTCAACCTCATTGTGTGTAAGAGGTGAACCCTTGCCAGCACGAGTGACTAAGGTACTCATGCAAGAGTCACCGCCAAGGCTGTAGATGCAAACTTGAATACATCGCCAGCATCAATGACTTTAGAAGCCGTTAAAGCCCCGTGGAACAATAAATTACCACTGGTTGAGGCATCGTATAAGCCCATGTGCGTAATCGTTCCCCAAGAGCCTGTAGCTTGGTCAAACTCTACTGCTGCGCTGTTGGTAGATACACCATTGGAAGGCGCACCAAATGTCATAGCCTTACGGGTGTATCCGCTACCAGTACACTCAGTTCCGCTACCTGCATCTGTTGGGTCAGTTGTAAACAAAGCAACATAAACAGTCGCAGGGCTTGTGTAACTTGTGTTACGGAGAACTGCGTTAATTACAGCGTTCTCTAAATAGTTGCTCATTGCTGCCATGATTTACCTCAATATGTTACGCATAGCCAAAGGAACACCAGAATACTGACCCTGTTCATCAGACCTAGTTAGTGTAGAGATTGCTCTGTCGTACATAGTTCCCCATGTGTTAATACGAGCATCGTTCATTAAATACGGCTCTGCTTCAATCAAAGAAGCATAAAGCAAAGCATCAGGACAGTTAGCCAAGAATACGTTAGTAGCAACACTAGAACTCAGGTACTCAGGAGCAGCAAAGTAAAGCAACTTCAATGTGTAAACAGCATCTGGCTGTGGGGCTAACTGGAACTCGGACGCAAGGACTGTGTAATCAAGTGGTTTACCTTGGTCTGTGCTTCTTGAGTTACGAGAAAACGCAGATGGGCTAGAGTAGTTCAATGGCTGAACAGGATTACCATTCACCACAAAGTCTCTTACTTCTAAGAAGTCTGTTGGTAGTCCTACTGTGCCATCAGATGCCGTTGTGGTAGCTGTTACTGTCTTCAGCATCTGACGGATACGCAACTCTCTACGGAGTCGATTCTCAGCAAATGTAATGAAGTCTGGAATCTGGTCAGTTAGGTCTGTTCGTGCTAAATAAGCAGCAACAGAAGCCTTTAACGCTGTGTAAGTTGTGTAACTCATACGACACCTGTCCGAGTTCTAAAAACTCTGTTATCACGCTCATTCAGCCATGCCCTGAAACGCTTTTCATCTTGAACAGCAAATCCACGCATGATTCCTTGTTTGTTTAACTCGTCAATGACAGTCATTGGAATAGAGGCTACTTTATTGCCAAACAATTCATCTGACCATTTTGCTCTCTCATCAAAAGAGTTGTATTCTTTTTTGTTCTGCTCAATGATGCCCGTTACATCTTGACGAGTCTCAATAACGATGCCGCCATCGCCATCAGAATGGACTACAGAATCTCTAAATTTGACAGGGTTTTGCATAGTCTAATTCTATCAGTTTTGCTAGAAAAAGAAATGCCCCAGAGGATTAGTCTGAGGCATTTTTGGAATCACTTGAGTGTTATGTCAAGTCAGCAATGATGCCGTGAGCAGCTTGGTTTTTAACTTCCAATGTGAACTCAGCCAGCAACTGTGTAGACTCGTTGTCGCCAGTTACAGCCAACTCGTTGGTCTGGAAAGGACGCAGATAAGCAACAGCAGCCATCTCAGGGTCAAGCACAAACGCAACATCATCAGCAGAGTTAGTGCTGTTCATGAAACGTGAGGGAACCACGCTCAGAGTGCCGAAATCTGACAGGTATACGTCTGCCGCCCCGATGATAGTCGTAGGTGCATTTGTAGGAGCCATGTAACGCTGAGCAGCAATACCAGCAAAAGCAGATACTGTTTGCTTGTGGGCAGGAGTAACCATCAAGATTTTAGGATTGCCACCTGCGGTGTAAACACCACGGACAGCAGTCTGCAAGAAGGCTTCCGTGAAAGTGCGGTTTGTGCCGTTTGTACGAGCAGTTGTACCACCAGAACCAGCAACACCAGAAGTGCCACCAGAGTAGGTTGTAGACAACCATGCTTGCAAACCACCCAAAGCACGAGCAGTAGAAGAATCACCATTGGTAGCAACTTGGTTGCTGAGCAAGGTCAATTCCATATCACGCTTGATTTCAGCAGAGGCTTTAGCCAACTGATAAGCCTTCTCAGACTTACGACCAGCTTTGTCCACAGCTTGCAAGGTATTTGAAATCTTAATTGTCTTCTGTGAAATCTGGCAACGATTGCCAACACGAGTCGTAGGAGACATAGTAGCGTCAGATGCAGTAGCACCCTCAACTGCCACGTTCAAGCCAGCAGCAGCCAAGCTGTCTGTCTGCCACTCGTGATAAACAGCAGTAGCCTTTGCCTTACCAATGGTAGACATGAAAGGTGTGTCTGTAGGGCTGATGTTATAGATAACGTCAGAGAGGTCTTCCCGCATACCAATAGCGGTGTATGTTTGATAGGTAGCCATAATTTACTCCAAAATTTAAAAGAATCGTTCAAATGCTTTGGCAGCGTCAGTAACTTTTCCAGTTTCACGCAACCTCTGCATAACCTGTTTGTCTTGTGCAGACCTAGTAGGAGGCGCAGAAGTACCACTACGCATCATCTTAGGAGCAGACTGGAGTTTCTTGTTTAACTCTGGCTTACTCTTTTGAAGTTGCTCATACTTCATTGCTTTATACAATGTATGCACAGCACGACTGTCATATACGGAACTGAGTTCTTGGTCAGTCCACCCAACAGACTTCGCATAGTCACGGATTTGTTTCCGAACCGCATCACCCTGTGGCGTAGCTAACTCAGGAATCAGACTCACTAGCTTCTCAGATTCTTGACGGAGATGGTTTTGCAATGTGGCTTGTTGCTCGGCTTGTTGCTGTTGGGCAATGCGTTGCTGTTCATTCCTGACTACTGCTAACTGCTTCTCACGCTGACTCTGCTCAGCTACCGCTACCGCATAACCGATAGGGTCTGTTTCCTTTAGAACATCTAAGTCCACACCCCGATTTTGCTGCGTAAGGAAGCTATCCAACGCTTGCAACTTCTGGGCATATGCCTGTCGCTCTTGTTTAACCT